CGGCGTGGGCAGTAACGGCCGTTATGCCGACGTGTACGATGACCTCGTCTACTACTTGCGGTCGATCGAAAATCCCATTATCGTCCTCGATGAAGCCGGGGACTTGCAGTATGAGGCTTTCCTTGAACTGAAAGCCCTATGGAATGCCACCGAACGCTGCTGCGCATGGTATATGATGGGAGCCGATGGGTTAAAGGAAAAAATCAACCGGGCCGTGCAATGTAAAAAAGTCGGTTACACCGAGATGTTGAGCCGTTATGGCGACCGTTATAGCAAGGTAACCCCCGATGACGGAAAAGAGCGCGGGCAATTCCTTAACGAGCAGGCGCGTGTCGTAGCAAAGGTGAACGCCCCGGAGGGAAGCGACATTTCGGCCATCGTGCGGAAAAGCGGAGGCGGTCTGCGCCGGGTATATACAGAGATCGAGAAACTCAAACGCGTATAACCATGACCAAGCGAGCATACAGCCCGAAAGAGATAGCCGCCAAGAAATGGACAACATTGTCATGGGGCGAGAAGTGGAGCAAGCCGTTCGGTTTCCCCGCAGACACCTCCTCGTGGTTCATCAGCGGAGCATCGGCCAGTGGAAAAAGTTCTTTCGTGATGCAACTGGGCAAAGAGCTGTGCAACTACGGGACGGTGTTGTACCTCAGCTACGAGGAGGGCGTGAACCAGAGTTTCCAACGCCGTATGGGTTACCTGAAAATGAACGAGGTGCAGGGTAAGTTCCGGGTCGCAGTGGACGAA